CCAGTTACATTCATAACAATATTAGTAATAACACCAAGCCGCTTTACTTTAGATGGTGGGCTTATAAAGATTGGAGTAGATAATTCTAGTGTAGCAATATCTATATTAGATTCTGCACCAACCGGTATTGAACGATTTGAAAATGTAATATTATTCAAATCAACTACGCTTAAACTAGTCCAGTCAATATAGTTGTCTGTGGTCTGTATTTCTAGACTAGGATTGAACAGCATTAAAATCTGTTCCATAATTTGCAGTTTTTGATCAGTGTTAGCACTCCATATGTCTGCTTTGAAACTAAGTTTATAAGGAGTAGGCATTAATCGCTCTACAGTGTAATTTCTTCCTTGAGTACTAGTGTAAACACCATCTTCTACATCTCTTTCTCTAATGTGCATTTTGCCTACATAAGTAGCATCTGCTAATCTATTTCTATCTAGTTCTAGTGCAGTGATATAAACAGCGATCCTTGGAGCAGAATTTACTACATTTTCACTGTTTTGACGCATGATAGTAGCTACTTGTCTATCAGGATCTCCGTACATTACGGGAACTTGAACTAAAGTACCGTCGCTGTATTTTACAGTAAAATTAGAAAGTAATCTAATAACCTGTGTTAAGTATCGTCTTATTTGTCCGTCGTAAAAATGCAACATATTAGAAGTCTGCCCTAGGTTTTAATGTCTTACTTAATGCCTGTCTTTCAGGTATATCATCTCCGGCTATTTGGCTTACCTTAGTGTTATTAATAAATCCTGTTTTTTGTGTTGTTCGATTGTTAGTATTAGTCATAGTCATTCTAACATTATCTTCGAACTTCACCCATCTAGATCCATCATATCTAAACAACCGATTAGGCATAAAATCTGTTCTTAAGAAATAATCCTCTTTACTTGGAGCACTAGGAAATTTAATACCGTGGCCAAAAGCATGACCATTAGGAGGAATACCATCGCCTAATAGATAACCAGTATATCCTTCTCTTTCTGGTCGTTTAGTTATTGAACTAGCATCGGGATTACTAATAGCATCGCTTACATCTAATTGCGTACTATCTACTGTCTCCAATGCTGGCTTACCTTGATCATCAACAGTGAGTGTATAGAATTGTTGAGTCTCATATCCGCTTAACGGAGCATCTGCTTCTGCTTGTTCAATAACCGCAGCGTTGATTTCTAATTCTTTAGCACGAGTACTTAAGATATTTTGTAATGTTGTGCCAGAGTATAACGTAAAATAATTGGTATCAGGTGGTAAGTTGCCAGTTGTTTCTGCAACCACAGTATACAACGACCCCTGATACCTTACGATTTGACCAGGCTTATAAGTAACTGTTGGATCTAAATCTCCTTCAAAGTTAGCATCAGTATCAGTAGGAGAATTTAAAATATCAGAAAACTGCTGAGAGTCAACTATCTTCTTTAACTTTAATCTGTATAAATGCGGATACCATGTCATTGAAAAGCCACTAGATTCTCTAGCTACGTCTTCTACAACATAATATCGAGGTAGACTTACATCAAAATCATTTAATGCAAATTCGTCTCTAAGATGAGGCAATTCAACAACATCCCCGCTAATAGGTTTTCTTCCTATGGTCTTTATAAAATCGTTAATGTGTATTGACATGAATAATGTATCATTATCAATGAATAATCCAAATTGACTTAAATTAAAATCTAAGTTTTGTACGTTGTAAACGCCTCTTATTCTATAGATACTTGAATCGTATTTTCTATCACGATTTTCAAGTAACAGTAAATCTTGAATATTTGCAACCCCTACGTTTGCATAATGCGGCTGATCAGCAGTAGCATCCTCAACTGGGGTATTTTTTGGACCTAAGTATTTGTGCAAGTAAAGGTCAGTTCCGCCAATCTGAAACATCTCAGAAATTGAGCGATCAATAAATTTATAATCTTGTCCTTTTTCAGGACGATAAAGGCTTAGTCGAGGCATAGTACAATATTTAGCGATAAATATATACGGAGATACCATTTATGTTAACTGCTAGTTCATCCAAAGAAGAACGTCAAAACGTCTATAATTATTGCCGCGCTATGCTAGGCGACGGTATGATTGACGTTGAACTTGATCCTATACACTACGATACTGCACTAAATCGTGCATTAACAAGATTTAGACAGCGTAGTCCAAACGCTGTAGAAGAAAGTTATTTTTTCTTAGAACTAAAACAAGATCAAAATAGCTATAAATTGCCTGATGAAATTGTTGAAGTCCGACAGCTTTTTAGGAGATCCGTGGGATCACGTAGCGGCATGGGTAGCGGCGGTACCTTGTTTGAGCCGTTTAACTTAGCCTATACAAATACCTATCTTTTAAACGGAACTATGTTGGGTGGTATAGCAACATATGAATTATTTGCACAGTATCAAGAGCTTGTTGGTAGGATGTTTGGTAGCTATATTGAATACACTTGGAATCCTACTACTAAAATTCTAACTATTTTACAACGCCCTTTCATGGAGGGTGAAATGATTCTTTGCAGAACATATAATTATAAACCAGATTTTGTGATTATAAATGATTTGTATGCTAAACAATGGATACTTGATTATACTCTAGCAAACTGTAAACTTATTCTTGGCGAAGCACGTAGTAAGTTTTCAAGTATTTCTGGACCAACAGGTGGCGGCAATCTTAATGGTGCTGATTTAAAATCAGCAGGTAAAGAAGAGTTAGAAAAACTAGATAAAGAATTAGAAACATTTATATCCGGCGGTACAGGTTATACATTTATTATTGGTTAACATGAAAATTTACGAAATTATCACTGAAGCAAAAGTAAAACAGGCTAAAATGACCAAGCGTCAAAATCAACCTACTCGAGGTGTTCATACTTTTGGGGATGCTGAACGGGCTAACAGTGACTATGTTCAATTTCGTGTGGGCATGGCATTGGCTAGTACTGACGGAAAAACTAAACCTAATATAGATGCTAAAAGTTGGATTGGTAAACGTAAAGCCGCATTTCCCTATACAAAAGAAGAAGCAGACATGCTCAAGATGGCCTACAAAGCCGCTGGCGCCGACTATCAAGATGTTAATGACGGCGATATGAATAGTAAAGAATTAAACACTACAAATAAAGTAAGCCCTGTCGCTAAACCAAAACGCAACAAATACGGAGTCTAATTTGTTGACAAGTTAAACAAAATATAATAAATTATAGTGCTAGGAGGCACTATGATTGTTGGATTTGTTGGTTTCATTGGTTCAGGTAAAGACACTGCTGCGGACTATCTAGTTAATTTTCACGGATTTAGAAGAGACAGTTTTGCATCAACATTAAAAGATGCAGTAGCTTGTATTTTTGGCTGGGATAGGACTCTGCTAGAAGGGCGCACTAAAGAAAGCAGAGAATGGCGTGAGCAAGAAGATGCTTGGTGGTCAACTCGTTTAGATATGAAAATAACTCCTAGATGGATATTGCAAAACTGGGGTACAGAAGTTTGTCGTAACGGATTCCATTCAGATATTTGGATTGCAAGCTTAGAAAATAAGATCCGCAAAACTCAAGATAATATTGTTATTACAGATGTTCGCTTTCCTAACGAAATAACTGCAATTAAAAATGCAGGCGGAAAAGTGTTTAGAATTAAAAGAGGTCCGGACCCTGATTGGTTTGAGGATGCTATAAACTATAATCAAGGACCTACAAACATGCGCTGGGCACTAAGTAAAATGCATTTATCTCAATTACAAGTGCATGCCAGCGAAAGTAGTTGGATTGGGAATAAAAATATAAGTGTAGAAATTGATAACAACGGTACTATTGATGACCTATTCCAACAACTTAAAAATCAGGTACAAGATCACCCTGCCGCCACTTAATGCCTTCTTTGTGTAAAATTCTTTGACAATTAGCACATACTGTTTTTAAGTTTGAAAATTTAGTGTTGTTAGCATCGCCATCTACATGAAAAACATTAAACTGTTCTAAGTGTTTAGATTTAAAGCCGCATTTTTCACAGAAGTCTTTTTGCCTATAACCGTCTCTATACCACTTAGGAGATCCTTTGGCTACCCCATTATATCGAATACACACATCGCATTTTTTGCGATAGAATATCCTATCATTTTTTTTATAATTTATTGCTGCGGGTCTTTGACCGCAAATACATAAAGGTCGATGCATATTATTATTTATTGCCCTTTTTGGTGCCTTTTCTCGTTGAATATCCTATATCTTTTTTACCAAATGCGGTAAATAAATGTAGATTACCATTAGGAGAATACAATGGCCTTAAGCTCACCCGGCGTACAAGTAACAGTTATCGATGAAAGTTTTTATACTCCTGCAGAACCAGGAACTACACCACTAGTTGTAGTTGCTAGTGCCGAAAATAAAAAGAACGGCGCAGGAACAGGAACTGCACCTGGAACACTAAAAGCAAATGCAGGAAAAGTTTATACAATTACAAGCCAAAAAGATTTAGTTGACAACTTTGGAGATCCTGTATTTAAGACAGACTCTAACAACAACCCAATTCATGCTGGCGAACAAAACGAATACGGATTACAAGCTGCATACAGCCTGTTAGGCGTAAGCAATCGTGCATTTGTAGTACGTGCAGATATTGATTTGAATCAATTAGATGCAAGTGCAGATGCACCAGCTGGTGAACCAGTTAATGGAACTTATTGGTTTGACACTGCTAGCAGTCTATTCGGTATATTCCAATGGAATGGTGCAGCATCAACAACACCGGGCGGACAAAAATTTGAAAATAAAGTACCTCTTGTTATTACAGATCCTACAAAAGTAAGTTCTTTAGGCTATCCTGT